AAATAGGCGGCAAATATTTAGTAACAAGTGTAAAACATAAGTGGGCCTACGACACATATTTAACACAAATGGAAATTGTTAAAGATACATATGGGGATGTGGCTGAAGTTGGTTGGCCAACGATAACACGAATTGAAAAGTGTGGTGGATAAACTCAAATGTTATTGAACTTCAAAGAACGTGAAAACCTAAAAGACTATGAGTCAGAAAAATATATTGAAGAAAAACTCATACTTTTGAATAAGGGTAAATCGTATGGACAAGTATTATTCTTGGCTGGTGGTTCTGGTTCAGGTAAAGGGTTCGCTATAAACAATTTCTTAGAAGGTAGTAAATTCAGAATTAGAGATGTTGATGAAGTGAAGAAGGGAATTTTACAATTATCCAAACTGAATAAACTTTATCCTGAGTTAAAAAACTTTGAACTTAACAATCCTGAAGATGTATATAAACTACACCAGTTTGTTAAAGATGCGGGTATTATGGATAAACGACTCAACAACCTACTCAAGGATGTAAAGTCGGACAGGTTACCCAATATTCTTTTTGATATGACGTTCAAAGACATTCGTGATTTACACAACTTTCTACCCAAATTATTAATGGTAGGTTATGAACCTAAGAATATCCATATCGTATGGGTTCTAACAAACTATGAACTAGCGAAAAAAAGGAATGAGTTCCGAGGTAAAATGCCTGGTGGACGTATGACCGCGCCGCAGATAGTATTAAACACAGCAAGAGGTGCAGCGGTAACCATGTTTCGTATTATACAACATGGTCCACCAAATGGTATTAATGGTGCAATACATGTCGTCTTAGGTAATGACAAAAATATCATCTATCATGTTAATAGTAAGGGTGAAAAATTGGATGGTGAAAGAGATCCTGTAACTGGAAAACGAATAAGACCTATAGTCGTTAAAAGTTTTGCATATATTAGAGTTAAAGAAGAAGGAAAATCACATGGTGGTTATACACAATTTAATAAGGAACTATTGAAGTGGATAATGAACAACGCTCCAGCGTCAGCAGTGAAACAGATAAAAAAAGAAATGGATTAAACCCTTATGAAATCTCTTTAGATGAGTTAAAAAGGGTTGCCGAAGATAATGGTGGTAAGGTAACACTATTCGACCTCTTCCTTACTTCTAGTGAGTATAAAAAGTTGGCTACAGACTGGTCTAGAAGGCATGGTCTTTTAGCATTTTGGAAAAAGATGGAGAAAAAATATGGTGGGAAATAAATATATGGGTATTGACACCTTTACTTGGTTCCAGGGTGTCGTAGAAGACCGTTATGACCCATTGATGCTTGGTAGGTGTAAGGTTAGGTGTTTAGGATTTCATGATAACACCAAAGAAAAAATACCCACCAAAGATTTGCCATGGGCACACCCAATACAACCAATGGGCATTTCAACAGGAATGAATGGAATAGGACAAACACCCTTAGGTCCTGTCGAAGGAACTTGGGTTGTTGGTTTCTTTAGAGATGGTATTAACGCTCAAGAACCACTTATTTTTGGTGTTATTGGTGGTATTCCGGAATCCAGACCCCCTGATGGAAATGGTAGTTTTCCAATGACCGAAGAAGAACGTGAGGCAAAAGGCTTTTGTGATGAGAGTGGCACTTATCCGAAATGGCTTGATGAACCAGATACAAACAGACTTGCAAGAAGTAACGAGGGTGGTCATCGGATTTTATCCCAAAACCATATTGCAAAGGATGAGTTCTACCATCCTGTTTGCGCCCTAAGAGGCGCTTCTTCATATTATGCATCACCAGTATGGCTTCATGAGGACGCCACTGGGTCCCACGCTGTTCATGGTGGTGCATGGCAGTCAATTAGTGGATGTGAAGTTGATGACACAGGTATAGGAGCATCCCAATACCATGGAGATGGAGTAGCTATAGAGTCGTCATTAATGATACCTCGTCCTGGAACTTTTCCACTACAACAAGGTGATAGTTGGGATGAACCTCTAACAACGAGTACTTTTGTTTGGGATGATTATCCTGAACTTGAAAACAAACACAACAAAACGCATTATCCAAGATACCATTCGTCCTACCCTAAAAACCATGTGTATGAAACAGAATCAGGTCATGTTAGGGAATATGATGACACTCCTATGGGAGAACGTATCCATGAATACCATACAGCAGGTACTTTTTATGAAATTGATGCATCAGGTGCTAAATCAACAAGAGTTGTAGCTAATAATTATGTGGTAATCTTTGGAACCAACCATATATATATTAAAGGAGATTGTAACATTACAGTGGATGGTAACGAAACAAGGTACATCAAGGGTAATCAAAAAATCCATATTGGTGGCACCAAAACAGAATACATACAAGGTGATTCCTCACAACGAATTGATGGAACCATGTGTCAGAACGTGAGGGGTCCTGTTAGTGAGTATTATGAATCCACATCAGACAAGATAGTGGATAAGAATGTTACCGAAAGGTTCGGTATAAACTCAAACACCTATGTTGGTGTTTTAGCAGGAGGAGGAAACTCTACATTTGTGACTCATGGTCACCGAGGCGTGGAGACAATGGGAAATCTCAGTGAGATGACTTGGAGGATACACCAGAATGTAGTATTTGCAAATAGTGAATTGCATATTACAGGGGACAAGAAAACAACTGTCGCCGGTGATGTTCACCGTGTATTTACTAGTAATTATTACACCATGGTTTTACAAAAAGTTGAGGAAGATTACGCTGACAAACATATAAGTAAAGTTGGCGATGCATATCACCAACAAGTTGAGGAAATGGTTCTTATAAAATCTAATGATGTAGTTAATATCTATGGAGGACCCAACATCAACCTGAATAATCCTGAACCGAATATTCCCGATGAACCAACTGCACCGGAGCAATCTAACCATATATGGCGTCATGCTCCAACATTTTACAACTGTCCAAAGACAGATTGGCATGAAGAACACCCACCCGGGACGATACAACCATACTAATAATAAGAGGAAAAAATGCCCACATATGAAGGAGCTAATGCTAGTTACACTATCAGGACAGCAGGCGGTTGGCAGTCATATGCAAATGTAGCTTCTGCTGGTGCAGCTATGGATGCTGATTCTGTCGCTGGGGGTCATCCAGTAATAAATTCATTCAAATATGATGTTGACTTTGGAACCTTGGCAGGAATAGATATGTGTGCGGCCGCCACTGCTGAAGCAATTGCTGCACTAGATGTCCTTGTAGGTAAAATGACGGCTAACTCGCATGCTCCTCCAATTTGTAGAGGAGATTTGGAAGATGAAGATATTTGTCATTGTTCGTTACCAATTCGGGCTGAAAGATCACCTGATGTGTTTGCAAATGGTATCGGCATATCCAGACAAGGTGATGATAATTGTATACACTTGAAACCTTGCCCTTTTGCTTGTTGCAACCATACAGCTCCTATTACTACAGGTTCCACAACCGTGTTTATCAACGGTAAGGGATGTGGAAGAATTGGTGATGGTGTTACAGACTGCACAGCTGTTGCAGAAGGGTCACCAGATTGCTTTGCGGGGGGTTAGGTGTGGACCTTTAAGGAACCTAAGGTACCTATGGTTTCCCTAAGGCGACACCGCTAATTATACACCTGTTTTTAGAGTTTGTCAAGCGTTTTTTTAGATTAATTTGATATAAATAGTAAAAAATAGAGAACTAACAAATGCCAATACCATCAGAAATAATTTTTAGTGATTTTCAGTTAAATTTAACGCCACATCCAGTGACGAGAGATTTGGTGATAGCTACTAATGAGGACGCTGTTAAAAGGTCTGTCAAGAACCTTATTTTAACGAACTTTCATGAAAGGCCTTTTGATCCGATTTTAGGGTCTGATGTGACATATCATTTGTTTGAAAATTTTAGTCCGATTACTGAGAGTATAATCTATGATGGTATTGAAGAAGTTTTACAAAATTATGAACCTAGAGTAGAACTTCTAAACCTTAGAGTTAAAGCTGATGAGGATCAAAATAGTTTCAATTGTACAATTGAATTCAGAATTATTAACCAGGTCGAGCCTCTTGAACTCGACATTTTCATTAAAAGGGTAAGGTAAAAATATGGGTATTGCAAATTCAACACTATCAGTTTCAGATTTAGGTTTTGCTAATATCAAGTCATCTCTTAAAACCTTCTTAAGAGCTCAAACAAAATTCAACGA